ATGCAGGTATTGCTGTTTTAGTGCCTGTTGAATCTACTTCATTATTACCAATTTCATGAGCATAATATGTAGATGCTCCATTTACATTTGTTACACCTTGTATAGTTGGAAATGTTGGTATTCCTGTTGAATTAAATTTAGTTGCGTAGGGATTATCATATAATGTTGCGTCAAACCATGAAGTTCTGTCCATAGAACCTGTAGTCCAAACATTTTCTTCGTAATTATAAGATACCACTCTATCTACTTTCTCTGATCCTGATTTAGGGTAGAACCAATTAATCTCACTGTATAAATGATTTAAACCTGCGTAAACAATTTCACCTGAATTATAATTTATACCAAGGTTTCCACCTTTATTAGTGAATACAAAATCTTCTACTAAACATGGAACAGCTTTTACAGTACCATCATATACAAAAAAACCACCTGCTTGACCCATCCACCATACAGCACCATTAACATATTTAATTGCATGTTGACCAATCGCTCCACAATTACTTCCTACTTGTCTAATAGAAAAAGTAAAAGGTGGACCTACAAACTGCATGACATAGGCAGAAGTATCCGTAAGTATTAAAATATAATCTTTAGCTTTTGCTGCACCCACGATCTTAACACCTGAGTCTAGTCTAAACGTACCTGCGGTATTAATTGAGGTTGGTGTGTAATCATTAATATCTTCTTGATCAGAAAATCTTATAAACATTTTATCTTGTAAACTTGGACTACCAATAGTCGTTTCGGTTCCAAGAATAATTAAATGTCTGTCTCTTTCAGAGACAATCGACATAACGGATTTTGTCGGAGCACCACTAACAACAGTCGCTCTTGTAGTTAGTGCATTTGGATCTGTATGAATTGGATCCCATTCGAATGTTTTACCATTTTTAACAGTTGCTATTAATTTTTCTCCAAAGTGATCTAGTGACCATGAACCTGGATCTAATACAACAGAAGATGTTGTTGATGCAGAACCCCAAGTACCTCTCGACCACGAACCAGTGCCCCAACCATAACCATAGGTTTGAAATAAAGGACCTACAGTTGCGTATGGGTTAAGTGTTGCAGAGCCACTGGCCGATGTAGTTGCTGTTGCTGCGGTGACCATTGTTACTGTAAAAGTGTCTGCATCAGGTACTGTTACTACTTGAAAAGTATTTGTTTCGAAATCAGACGCTACATAACCAGCTCCAGATGGAGGAGTCACAGAAGTAAAAGTAAATAAATCACCTGCTTGTAATCCGTGCGATACTTTGTTTACGGTAACAGTAGCTGAAGTATCTGTGGTATCAAATGTTGCACCTGTAATTGCTGTATCAAGAGGAGTGATATCATAAAAAGCACCTTCGTAATAAATAAATAATCCTTTGTTAGTTCCTAAAGCAGCATATTTTCTACCATCTAAATCTGCCCAAACCATTTGTTCTCTAACAGCTCCGACTAAAGTAGAACCAGTTATCTGTTCCCACCCACCAATCTTTTCTGGTAAACCATATCGAAATCTTACAAAGTCACCATCTGTCCACTGCCCTTGGGCTCCTGTTTCTGTTACTTGTTTGTTAAATCCTGGTCTTATCTGTACATTTGTTAAAGGCATGAGGTATTATACCTTATTTAAGTGTTAGGTTAAAGATACTCTATTTCTAACATAATCATATAATTAGTATCTGTTTGAGTATATAATTTAAAAGGTGTCTTTTTATCAAAAATTAACACTCTATTTTCTACAGCTTCTAGTCTAGACTCTAATGTTTCAATATATCCATTACAGGTATTTAAAAACAATATGGCTTTTTTAGTTAAAAAGATATCCTCTGAATTAAAATTATTATTAAATTTTTTTACAGATTTATTCCTTGCAAAAAGAGTTAATTGACAAAAATTAAATTTTTTTATTTCTAATTTTTTAATTATATTTTCTGTTATAGGAGAGAAAAAATCTGAATTTACAGAAACCTTATCATCCATCCTGTTGATAATTTTATGTGCTAATATAAAAGGATCTCGTTCATTAATATACCAAGGAAAATTATTATTAGTTATTATTTTTTGTATATTAAATAAATGTTCGTTATCTATAAAATTATTAATAACATTAAACATTTTTTGGTTTTTCCACTATGACTTCACTATCTTCTTTAGTGACTGTTTGTTTTATTTCATTAGGGAATTGTTCATGAAAATTCACAACTATTCTCATTAAACAGTTACCAAAATGTCTAAGAGATAAAGCACTTAAATGAATTTTTTTATGTTTTTTAATTATCTCAATTTCATTATCTTCAAAGTTTATATCACAAGAGCCATCTTCTTTTTGTGTAAAATTCATTTTTGTACTCCCCAATAAGGTCGGTTATCTTTTTCAAAAGATTTATTATTACCCTCTGCATCAACATAGTGAATAAAAGTTTGTGCACACCAATCTCCCTTAAATTCTTCTCTATAATGTTCTAGTTCACACCCTAAATATATAGCTGCTTCTCCTGGTTTTAAATCAACTTTATTACCTTCCATATAAATTGGCCACTCTGTTCCATCACTTCCTATGTTAATAGTTGCACTAATCTCACAAGAGGGTCTATCTTTATGTTTTTTTAAATCTGAATATTTAGTATACATTCTCCAATAACTATATGTTGCTAAAAGTTTTTTCCCTGTCTCTTGTTCAACTAAAGGTTTTTTCTTTAACATTAAAGACTCCATCAAAAAATCTCCATAAAAATATGTATTAGGAATTGATCCTGGCACTCTTTCATCAAAGTGTGTTAAATTAATACGATGTTTCATTTCACAATATAAATTACATAATTCAATTTCATCTTTCGATAAAAAATTTTCTATTTTTTTATATTTAAAGTCTTTACCTATAATGCCCATGATACTATTGAATACCTTATTCCTTCTGTTACTGGTTTTACTGCGTGAGGATACAAAAAATTACTTGGCCACACAATCATTCTGTTTGATTTTTTTTCTATAGTTAATTGTTTTTCTTGTCCTGGAAATTTAAAACAAAGTTCTCCTCCTTTATAATCATTGTTTAAAAAATAAATACAACTAAATGTTCTTGGAAAAATAGCTCCGTGATCTACATGAAAATTATATTTACCATTTTTTTCGTACTTTAAAACTTGTATATCTTTTATAGAAAAGGAAAAATTTGAATTTCCAATATCATGATTGTATTTTTGTAAGGATTCATTAAATTTTAAAGAAAAATAATTAGCCCAAAAAACTTTTGTCCTACTTTCTTCACCAATGTTAACTAAACTCCAAGATTTTACATCTCTAATATTTTTATTAACAAAATTAGGTTTTTCTTTTGAATGTGAGATACCTGCTTCATTATAATTAAGATTTTCTTCACATATTTTTAAAAAAACTTTTAAAGTTTTTTCGCTTAAAATATCATCGTAAATTTTTATATAATCTATTAAATTTGTAAATGTCATTTCCATAATTTTTTGTTCCACCATCTATTTTTATATACGTTAATTATTTTTAAAACTTGGTCAAAACGTCTTTTTTCTTTTTTAATTAAAGGTTCTGCTTCTATAACCATCTTCCAATTTTCTCTTTTAAATGGAATAACTTGAGCAATTGGAGTTCCTAATTCAATCGTTGTTTCTAACACAGGATATTTATCTCCATTAATAATTATTGGAAAATTTATTTCATGATCAAAATTATCTGTATCAACTATACCTGGTATTATTGAAAATCTATCATCACTATTATTCATAGGAGGAAGAAATAAACAAGAATAACCAGGGGGTGTTTTAATGACCCATGGATTTAATAATTTATGAAAAGGCAAGCTTTTATTTTTATCTACAAAAGGACATTTTTTACCTAATTGTTTAATAGGGTGAGCTTGTAAAAAATTTGGACGGTTAACATTTGTATCTTTTATTAAAAAATTATTTGAATCATGTAATTCTGTGTAACCCTCTGTAGATCTTGATCCTTCTATTTTAAAATTATGTTTTATATAATAATCAACAGGCATTCTAATAATATAACCTGTTGTCAATGTATCTAAAAAAGGCATACATCCTTTAACAGTTTTATTATCAATAGAATGTTTTAATTCTTTATACCAATCAGGTATATTTAATTTTGAGGGTTGTGGGAATATTTCTGTACAATCTATATATTCTTTACTTGCAGTAAATTTTATTTCCTTCGAAAACATCTCACAATGTTTTAGATTAATTTAAGGTATTTGTAAAGGATGATAACAAGTTATTGAATTTTCACTACAATATTGTTCCCAACTTTTTTCTAACGGAAAAGTTATAGAAGATGTATTAAAGTTTTCTAAATATTGTTTGTAATTATTTAAACCAACATAAAAAGAATTGTTTTGATTGTTTTCAAGGAACTCTGTGATTGGTTTTATAATATTTTTAAAAGTTATTTTCAAATCTTCTTCAGTTTCAATAGTAACAGATATATCTGTTATAATTACATTTGTTCCATCATAAGTAGCTACTGCTGCATTTGTTTTTATTTTTAAAAAATCAGCATCTGAAACACTAATTACAGAGTGGTCAGATAAAACTATATTTTGTGAATCTCTATCTGAATCATTAGCAGCTATTTTTATTAAATTGTTATCACTGTTAAAAATTAAATATGCCATAAAATTATCCTTCGTTACTTAATACTACAAGTCCACCAG